AATTCTCAGAGAGAAAAGGAAAGGATTTAGCTGAGAGATTAGCTCGATAAGTTATTTGGGCCATATGAGTTTCCTAGTGTTTAGGAGGGTGGAAGAGGATGTTATAGAATACTACTGCCGCGGTTCCCAAACCTGCCAACCATTTCACAGAAGTTCCAATAAGTCCCAAGACTTTGAAAAATCCTTTGGCCGTCTGGATAATGTCTAGGATCTCAGTGATAGATTCTTCTATCCTTTGCATCCTAGCATCCCCCTCCTCTAAACGCTTTTGCATGTCTAACATCTCCTGGCGACGCTCAATGGTGGAGTTAGTATCTGCCATAACTTAGATCACTTTCTTATCTTGGAGATTCTTAACCAGATAAGAGACTAGTGACCACAGGGGACGTAAAACAACTTCTATGTAATCACCTTGTGTAGATGTTAAAGCTCCCCCAGAGGCTAGATAGTTACGGATAGTATACTGAAGACACATATTATCAATATCTATTCCAGTACCTGTTGCATAAGCACTGGCATTAGCTCCTCCCCAATTATAAGAAGCATAACCAATAGCCTGTCCTATATCCTTAGAGCCCCCTAAAATATTAAGACCAGTAGTTTTGAAAGTTGCCACTCGGTTAGCTGCTCCAATATTCACACCAAGTTGTGGGTCCGCCTGACCAGAGTGGAATGTTTCCAGAAGTGCAACTGTACCCTGCATTCCATAGGTAGCAGCTCTATAGGAAGTGCCGGGGGCAGAGGAATTCAAAGATGTGAAATTCGAAGTAGTGGAAGAGCCATTGGGTTGAACTAACCAAGATGTGGCCTGATTAGCATTCTTGTTCTGAACATAAGTCCAGTTGGTGACAACCCCATTGGAAGTTACATTTACCTTCCGGCCATTGCCGATAAAGTTCAGATTACCTTCAAGCTCTGCCCCAAAGCGAGAGAGTTTGATTGTCTGATCTGGCACAGAAGATTCGGCAGGCCCCCAGGTAACCTTGATATTAGAATAGTTAAGGCTCCAACCGCCAACACCCGATTCAAACACAAAGAAGAATACCAGACCTGTTTTAGTGAGGTCTGCAAGAGTATTGTGGTCTAGCACGTCGCCAGTATCTACTTCTGGAACATATGGGCCATTAGAAACTGGACGGCTCCACATCCGATAACGAATATATCGTTGGCCTTCATTGGTTTTAGTCGAGTCAATCACTACTCGGTAAGGTACTCCATCTAACATACCACCTTTGGATCTAGCTCCATCAGAATTCGACCAAGTATAATTTCCAGGGGTTGAGAGTCCTACCAAATTATTATAGATAGTCTCAACCATTGGGGTGGGATTAAGGTCGGAAGGCCCTGCAAACCCAGTAGCGTTACCAAATATCCAAGCCTGGCCTCGGGGATCTGTGGCAACAATAGCGGTGTCACAACGGAGTACAGCACCTGCATGTGCATTAGGGTTCAGAGCAAAGAAGTTATTAGATATGAGATCGAAACTCACAGTCTGACGCCCTGCACCAACTCCCCAACCTGCAGGAACTGTATCTGCAATCTCTACGCGCCTAGAGACATTAGTAATATCCATCGAGAAGTCAGCGATGGTAGTTCCACCCAGCGGGGCAGATAAAATCGGGGCTACCTGAGTGACTGTGGAAAGAGGGAACCCAATAACATCAATGACCTCCCCACCGGTAGCAGGAGTTACAAGAGTGAAGGAATGATTCGAGGTTTCAGTAAAATGTACCCCTAGTACTTTCTTCACCCCATCAATAAACACAATCAGGGAATCTGATCCTACTGTGTAGATAAATTTCGTGAGAGTAAATACTGTCTGGCCAGCAGTGGCTGTGAACTGCTCAGGAACTAAAGAGCCTGCTGCACTCACAGCAGTTTGAAGAATTGGGGTACCGCCGAAAACTGTTGTCATTTCAATATCCTTCCGCAATGATGTTTGATGCCCGCAGCATCGAAATTTGTTCCTGAACCAATCCGCGATACGCAGCAGCTTCTTCATCTTTTCCAATAGCTTTGAAAACAGTTGCCGCAGCGTCGAAAATAATTGCATAAGGATGATCCAATGCTATCCAGGAATTATAGGTTAGAGTTGTTATGTCTGGGTTGATATAACACCCTACTAAATATCCCTGCTCCTCAGTATCTGCTTTGATATTGATATAAGCCCCGGCAGCATAGCAGATATTAGTTTTCTCTACATTGTACCGATCCATCAGCTGGTCAGGAGTTATGATGGAGAGAAAGTTCCCTGGAACCAAGGTGGTGAGGTCATACTTACGCAAGTACTTGAGAGCGCGCCATCGAGGAATGAGAGTACGGTAATCTAGAGACTGGATATATGAGGCAGTTCCGAAATCTACTCCTACCTCATATATATCTTTGTAATAATAATCTGACTGATGAGCCTTGAGAGTTGCGGATTTGATGGCCGAAGCTGTCTCATCCACACGATCAGGTCGAGCAGTTAGGGTATAAACTTCTTGGATCAATTCCGCAAGTGTCATGGAGATTACCTATTTACTTAGGAGTGGAGGTTGCTTTGAGAATTCGAGCAGCGAAGCCTTCTCCAGACCCTCCAGCAGTTGCTGCGGCCACATCCACAGAGGATGCAGGTTTCAGGGGGCCTTGGTTAGATTTCCCCATATCATTGTCTAGAGAAGTTGCAGAGGCCATGGTAGCTTTATATTCTGCGATAATCTTTTCCCGCAGGGCTGCAATAGGATCTACAGCAGAGGAATCAATTTCACGCATGGCAGAGTCGATGAAGATATGAGGATGGCGGGCGGCAATCTCTGCATCAAGTTCCTCAATCTCGGAGACTACATCAGTTGTATAAACACCTTGCACAAAGATGGCAGGTTTGCCATTCTTGAAGATATAATTGACAGAAGGCAAAGTTGCCTTAAAAACACGAAGAGTTGACATGATATTCCTTTTGGTTTCCTAGAGAAGGTGATCTGACCTTTATTTACAACAGGGTCTGATCAGTAAATGTTGTCCCTAGGAAGGAGTCTTTATGGACTAACCAATTTAAAGAATGGGCTAGATCCACCTGCTGAGAGAATGAACTCTGTAGCATCTGCCGCTGCAACTGCAGAAATTACTCCTGCTGTTACCGCTTTAACTACTCCATTGATTGTGATAGAAGTAATTGATGCAGGTACTCGCATCTCCAGTGCTCCAGTACTTAGGTTAGAACTCACAACATTGTTATGAGCTGGTCCCCAGGAATAAGGAGATACTAGATCTGTAAGTTCAGCCGCTGTCATCCCAGTGATCACCCCAGCAGTTGGGGTTAATACTCCTGAGGTTACAAGTGTAACTGAACTCACATTGGAAGGTACTCGAATGGAAGCCATCTTTCCCTTCCTATCTTAGCCTGCAGCTGCTGCAGTGAGGTTATAGATGATGGAGTTGGCAGGAGGGTTCTTGATAACACAAGTCAGTTCTGTGGTCAAGGTTCCACCAACTGCGTCGATACCATTATCATCCGCATCACCATCTTGGTTGAACTCACGGTTCTGAGTTTTGCGATCTCCAAGATATGCCAAGCGGAAGCTAGACAGATCCACTGCGATCGCCATCTTAGACCAGTCAGTATTGGAATTGAACAGAGGATGTTCAACCATACGGAAAGTTCCACGAGAGGTTTTGAAGGTGGAGAATTGCAGACCGTAGGAAGTCTGACCATCAGTGATGTTGTAAGTACCATTCAAGCGACCGATGTTATTCAGAACTCGCTTGGCAGATCCGCCCACAAACAACACACGCTCATTGGCAACCTTGGGATCAGTAGCTTGGTTGAACACTGGATCCAGGAAACCTTCCAACTGGGTGTAGTTGGTAGTTGCACCAGCGGTATTAACGTTGGTAGCAGCGTAGTAGGAAGGGTAGTAAGAGAGATTCCCAACAATGTTGATCAAGCCATCCATGGTACGGAAGGGTTGGCCATTGCGAGTACCTTGAGACTTCTGACCAAAGAAGATTGCTTTCTCGATATCGGCAGCGTGGAAAGCTGCACAATCTTGGCGAGACTCTGCAACATTGGTTTCACCTGCAATCATCTGAGTAGTACGCACTGTGTCAGAGATAGCCCAGGTATTACGGAAGATCTGAGTCAGATTGGTAATACGAACAGGATTGATAATCAGAGACTGAGGACGAACCGAGGACTCTTCGAAAGCATTACCAACTTGGTACAGAGCAACAGAACCTGCGATAGCCTGAGCCGACACAGTACCAACAGCACGCTGCACTTGCACCTGAGTTGCGGAAAGCACAGAGTTAATGAGAACATTCTCACCTGTGGTATTCACACGCATCAACATACCAGGGAGTACGTTGGAGGTGGAAGTCACCGTAAAGGTTGTATCTCCTGCAGCTTGGCCGCCACCGCCAACTGTCAGTTGTGGGAACAACATAGTTTTGGTGAAGAAACCATGCTCAGTTTGCACAGCAGTTTCTGAAGGCAGCATGGAAGTCATGCCGAACAGAGGTGCTGTGCCATTTGGCATCAGGCGTGTAATCATTCCAGCGAACGATTTCTTGGCCAGATCTTGGGTCAGATTGGCGGAGGTAAAGATACCAGTAGTCATTTAAATACTCCTTGAAATTGTGGATAGGTTCTTACGCTGCCAAACCAGTGATGGTATAGGTAGGCGAGAAGATGAAAGTCAGCGAAGATGCGGTAGCATTGCTGTTACCGGACATCGTCACAGTTTTCGCGGTAGCATTCACACCGATAACAGTATTACCTTGCTGACCAGAAACTGCGTTAGTAATAACTTGACCAACAGAAATCGCTGCGATCTGGGCATCGGTGAAGCCAGACAGAACTGCTGAAGCATTAGTGGAAGTAATACCTGTGGCAGTATTCAGAGGAGTGCCATTGGTAACTTGGATCAGGAAGTCTTTGGTTGTCGAGGCTGCCACATTTCCACGAACCATTGTTGCACCGGTGTTAGCAGTAACTGCGCCTGTCAAGAGATTCGCGGACAGGTTGATTACGCGCCAGCGGAAGGAGAATCCTTTAGGAATACCGACCACACCGTTGATCTGAGCGAGAGCAGTAACTAGCGCATCAGCAGTTGGGAAGGTATCAGTTGAAACCCCCGCAGGGTTGCGAACATAAACCGAGGAACTCAGCAGATTCGCAGCAGTGTAGGAAAGGGTGGTGTTAGTTGTGTCGGTAGCAGGAATGGTTGGTTCCGACGTAGACATAATATCACCAACTTCGATGGTGCGTTGCATGCCCCCATCAAAAATAACAGCTTTTACAGCAGACATATAAACTCCTAGAAAAGAGAGAAGGCACCGAAGTGCCGAAGATTAAACAAAGTTAGACCAGTCCTCAGCTTTTGCCTTAGCCGCTGCAGCTTTCGATGCAGGAGTTTCAGGTGCTACCGGAGCGAAGAATGTTCCGATGGCTGCAAAATAATCACTAACTTGGGTTTGGATCTCTGCAGCTGGGGCATTTGGATTCTTACGAACCAACTGTTCACTGAGTGCAGAAACTATTGGAGCTAGCGCAGGATTGGAAAGGTGGGGGTTTGATGTTTGAAGATTCTCATTAACTGAGAATTTCTTTACCATCGAGGGGAGTCTTGCGTCGTACCCTTCTTGTGCTCTTGCCAACGCTTGATCCACAATTTTAGTAGTGGCAAATGCTGACTGTGCGTACACAGTTTGGGCGACTTTATTCATTGCTTGGGCAAAGGCTGCGGCGGCTCCTTCTCCACCTGCTGTTACTGCTGCAAGCATCTCAGGAGTTACTGCCTTCGCAAAATCAACTTTCCCAGCTGATTCCATAAGTTTCTGTGGATCTACTGATCCAAACATCGGAGCTTGTGGGTCTGCTGGGGAGTTCTGCGGAGTTTCCCATACTGTCTTGAAAGCGTCGAATGGGGATACCTGCGCAGGAGGATCTTGGGAAGCACCTGCAGGAACTGTGCCATTCGGGGCAGTTGCAGGGGAAGCGGCAGTTCCTGGCAGGGGTTGGCCAGGTTGATTTACCTGGGAAGGTGTGCCTACTGGCAGCGGGTTTGGTGCAACTGGCGCAGTGCGAAACATTGACATAATGTCCATTTTATTCTCCTAACTAATTTATTAAACTGTATGAGTACCTTCAACACCTCGACGCATACGTTCAATTGTGCGTTGATGTAACCAGTGTTGAGCTTCTTCCAAATGTGTAAGAGCGCAAGCATTCGCTTTACACGCATAAGGACCAGCTTGGAATCCTCGCAACCTATCACATAAAACTGCAATTAAAACTTCATGAGTAATTCCATTAACTCCATTGCCGTCAGAGTTGATAGGACCGTTTTGGAATCGTAGGTGCGTAGGTACTGCCTCTCCTCCAGTAATATCATAAGCGTGATTAGCGTTATCGTGACCAGGCTCATCTAACACAGTTATGGTTAGGACGTTATTTCCAGGGTTGACCTTATGCTCGTTTAGAGTGCGCATGATTTATTCTCCTAAGGATTGTTGGCGACGGGATTGTAGTTGCATCTCAGACTCGTCAGATCGGAGAAGCATTACACGAATGATAGACATTTGCCCTTTCAGGTATGCCTCGTGCTGGGTGAACTTTGCAGGGTTGGTAGGATCGAAATCAAGATTTAAACGGTTATCTGCAATCTGAGCAAGTTCATTTTGCAGAAGTTGTTTCTGAGGGATTGAAAGGATAGAGGCAGAAAGGAGCTCAGAATCTGAGAACTCATAGGAAGTGAAAGTTCCTGGAATAAGTCTAGCCATTTACTGCACCTCCTGTAGATCCTTGAACTCCTGGGGCAGGGGAAGTTTCTCCTTGCTGTCCTGCAGGTGCGGAGGGGTTGTAACCATATTGTTGTGGCAGGGGTTGAGGAACTTTGAATTCCTGTCCTTTTTCCAGAGCTATCTGTGCCATCATTTGCCACTGCCCAACTGCTTGTTCATAAAGTTGCTGCTCTTTAGATTTCTCGAACTGGGTAAGATCCGCATTGCGAGTTTTCATAAGATAGGAAAAGAGTTGTCCTAGGTTATAAGCTGCTCCAAGTTGCGGGGAAGATCCTAGAACCTGAATTGCCATTGTGAAATCATCCCCAGAGATCTGCTTATCCGTAGGAGTCAGTCCATCTGTTACCTTGAACTTCGCTTGGGATTTGCGAAGAGCTATTGGATCGATAGTAACTTCCCGACCTGCAGAAGGAGAGTACATAGAAACTCCTCCCTGATATTGCATGATATTCAGTTTCAGGATTTGCTTCAGGGGAGTAAACACCTGAGCTTCCAGAAGCATAGATGTCATCTGATCGCGGCCATTGGCATTAGACATAACACTTTGGTATTCATGTTGTGTCTTATTTCCTTTGACAAACTGTCCCTGTTTCGCTTGGTTCTGACCATTCACAGAATTAGCCATTGCCATCATCTGAGGAAGTTCCTGGAAGGCTACAGCAGACTGGTCATCTCGGAATGGGAAAGCATACACTGCTTCCGAAACTGCTTTACCATAAGCAGCCGGACGAACTGGGATCTTAGCTGATGGATTGTCAGAATTCAGGTGGGCTTCTGATACACGAGATGGATCAAAAAGTGTACGATCACTAATAGCCCTGCGGCGAGCAGCCATTGCAGAGTTAACAAGAGCTGACGAGATGTCCTGGAAAGGCTTAGCATTGTCTGCAAGAGACTTTGTTTGAAAGCCGAGACCATCTTCGTTAGCTTGGCCAAACAGGACAGGAAGAAATCCATGAGCATTTGTCTGCCTTTCTGCGTAGATAAGAACTTGGTGATTGACAACAATGAACTTCCACACTTGTGGAGTGTTCGCGGAGGGAACTCGGAGTTGAAAGTCCGATGGGATGATTCGTGCATAGAGAGTTGTTACCTCGTAAAGATTCTGGTATGAGATCTCTCCCGGAGGGCGTGTGAGCATTCCTGCCCAACTCATCCAATCTGTAGTTCTTTTCGGATCAATCTGCATGAGAGCATCTGGATTGATCTGAGGGATGTAATAAGATTCAATTCCCCCAGTTCCAGAACCTCCCTGAGTTCCCATCCCAGATTCAAAGGCAGCTTTCACATTGCTGATCATCTTATCTGGGAGTTCATTGATGAACTTTTTGAGGTGGATCCGGCTCATCAGTTCTGTAGAACCTACAAACTCACCATTCTTATAGATCTCGGTAGGCTTGTACCGAGTATCGAAGAATGTGTTGTAGAGATCCCAGCGCTTGATACAGTTACCTTCCCAGATAACTTGCTTAGGCATGCCTTCTCTCCCGCCTGTGAAGGTGAGATCAGTTTCTACTGCCTGAGTAACTTCCCGGTCCCATTTAACTTCCAGGGCTCCGAGGTTATATTTGAACAGATCCCGGAAGAAGATCTGGAACTGCTGCACCCAGCCGCCGCGAATGGAGTTTTCTTCCACCAGTGCTTGGTACTGCAAGGCAGTATCTTCTTCTGCTGCAGGAGCAACAAATCCAAAGAGAGGGACTCCTGTGAGAAAGACTGAGGATTGATAAGTTACTGCGGCCTCAACTTGTGGCATCACCACAGGAACTGTCACATTCTGGAACTTAGTTGGATCTCCGTAGCGATTGGATAACTTGGCGCGCCAGTGTTCTTGGGTCCAGTCAACTTCTCGGATATACGCAAGATCTCGCTGGCGCATCTGTTCCCGTAAGTTCCATTGCTGATTCAACATGGAATAGCATTGTTTGTGGAACTGTACGAGAGCCGCCTGAGATTTCTCAGGGATGATCATTGGAGTTGCAGATGACATTTTAATTATCCTTTTGCGTACTTTTGAAACCTCGTAAAAAGAGGTCTAATTTAATTGCAGCCTCAGTGGCCAGTGTGGCATCTACATGAGGAGGCCCAGGCCTACTGGGCAGAGCATTACCTAATTTAGGTGCCAAAGAATTGCCAACTCCAAAAGCATTCTTCTCAGGCCAGGATCTTCGATAGTAATCAGCACCTGAGGCTTCTAATAATTTGTCTGTTGCAATATCTCCAGCAGAGGAACTAAACTTATCTATTTCCTTTTTATACTTTTCAGGGAACTTAGATCCTTTTGAGTGTAATTCATTACCTATAGCCTCTTCAGTGGCATGCCAAAGTTCATGAGCTAATGTTGTGGGAGATTTTAATCTGCTCGATATATCTCCCCACCCAGTTAGGTCTTGTCCCGAATTAAGTGAAATAGAGTTTGTACTTTTGTCATACTCTCCAAGAGTTTCATCTTGCAATAACTTACTTATATCTATGGAAGGAACTTTTTTTAATAATTTTAACGCGGTAAGCATATTATTACCGAGTTCAGTTTCTTCTAGTTTAGCTAATAAATCTGATATATCTATACTAGAAGCCATGATTATTTAGCTCCTTTAGAGGTGGAAGCGCCAAATTTCTTGGTATAAGCTTTGTTGAGTTCCTCTAGGAGAGAAAGATTAGCCTTGTAATCTAGGTGCGATTTCATGGCCGCGCCGAGACTCTTGGCAGTTTCTGGATCTGGGGCGGCTCCAGTCTCTTTCATCTTTGTGATCTGCTTGGCAACTTCTTTGAGAATATCTGGGGAAGATGGGTCGAAACCAAGGGAGATTGCAGAAGAATCTGTGGCAGTTGTAGGAGAGGAGGAACCTGTGAGCTGCTTGAACAGATCAATGAGTCCTGGCTTTTCTAACGATGGGGTCGGCATGGTTGGTTCCTTAGAACGGGGAGGTTTCTAATTCAGATCGGATCTGCACTTTCGAGAATTCCTGCTCCTCGATGATGGTTGAGGCGAGGAGAAGATTTCCGTACATCTCTATAACTTTCGGAGCATAGGTAAGGCAATCTAGCAGGCCATCAGTGTTGTCTCGCTTGAGAGGGTTAAACTGGGAGATCTGGAGATTAACCTGCGCTTTGCAGGAAGGCTCTACAAAGATCTCTCCTGCCAGAAGTTGTTTAAACATGTTAAGAATCCGGGAGTTCTTGGAATAAGAGCCTGAATAGACTTCCACAGCTTCGATACCAATAATCCCTCTCTGAGCACAGATAAATTCGAACCAATATTTGAGAGTATATTGATACGCATTCGATTCGATTGCAATTATGCGGCAGTTCTTAGATAGTGCTATCTTAAGGGATTCTGCAATTGTGTCCCCTGGGGATAGTCTTCCTTCTACAATCTTCTTACATACAGGATAACCATTGTGGATTTCGAAGTAGCAGATGGAAACCGCATCAGCTCCCGGCTTATCGGTGGCAGGATCAATGATGATGAAGTTTCCGAAGTGAATATCATCTTGCTGGAATGGATACTCAGGGAGTTTGTTAAGATCGACAAGGTTGTTAACTGAGGCATTTTCATCATTAAGTACCTCCGCAAAGAATACTTCTGGCCGCCCCATTGCCAGATCATTCTCATATTCTTTGAGTAACTGTTCGATCGGCTGGAGTTCCTCCCACAGGGAAGTTCCATCTGATAGAATCCCACCTGCAATAAACTTAGTCCAGGTTGGGTTATGTTTGAGTTTGCGGAGAAGGGAATGTTTAGTTGGATACATGTTGGCAATGAAGATAAAGAGACACCCGTGAGGGCTCTTCGCTTTCATTGCTGTACCTACCATCCATGTTTCGAGTTTGGCAGAAACGGTTTCGGAATCTGCATCTTCACGAGTTTGGATGTCATCGAAGATCATCACATCCGGCCGCTCGTTTTCGAGAGTTATACCGCGAATATCAGATTCGGCACCTGCTCCCATGATGATAACGTTGCGACCACGGAAACCGAAGCGCTTCAGATCCTGTCTGTCAGTTTCTGCTCCTAGTTTCCAATCTCCAAATACTTTCTTTATATTCGATTCCCCAAGCATCGACATAATATCTGAGATGATATTATTTGCTTTGGTTTGGGTACCGCAGATGATGAGAATGAACTTTTTCTTTGTGAAAAGTACGCAGTAGAGCACGAAGATTTTTATAAGCATAGTCTTGCCGAAACCTCGCGGGAGGCCGATGGCAAGTTGCGAGAAATCTCGTGCTCGAGAGACATAGGAAAGGAGCCAAGTCCAGATAGATTTGAACACTGGAGGGAATAGATAGCGAAAAACTACTGGCATGGCAAGAGCAGCCAGGAAATCCAGAGACTCCCGAGCCAATTCTTCCACCTGAGAAGTCTGGAAGGTAGATTCTTGGACAGTTTCTGGCTCTGGAGTTGGTTCCACCTGAGGAGTTTGAGGCCCCGGCTCTAGTCCTAGAGTTGCAGCGTTATATATTGCCATGGCAGGTAGGTTATTTAGTTCGTTTCGCAAGCATGAGTTGGATTCTCAGGAGCTGCTCACGAGCTGCCTGCTTATTTTTCAGTTCCAGTTCTGCTTTCTTAGCTGCTTGAGCTAACATAATTGATTCCAGGGGAGGAGGCATTTTCGACATTTCTTAATCCTTTCGAAGAGGAGAGTAGTTTATCCATTGAGGCTGATTGTACAGTAACTAAGTCTTGTTGCCCAGCTTTGATCACTTGGTTATTTACATTTGTTGTGAAAGATTGGAGGATTTGGGTTGGCATGATCAGTTGAACAACAGTTTGTTGGGATGTGATGGATTCGGGGGCAGAACTTCCTCTGCGTTTCGCGGCATTTATAACTTGTATCGCCTTTAAGATCTCCATCGGCCTCATCATGAAAGGGAGACAATCTTTTAGTTTCGCAAGTAGCGAATCTTCCATCGAATCATATGCATTATCTCGCTGATTATGTTTCGCAAGATTCTCATATCTTCCTTCCGCAACCTGCGCCGCGAACTCAGGAGTCGAGAGGAGCTGGGAGATTCTCGAGGTGGAAACTCCTACAGCGGCCGCTACAACTTCCGGGCCAAGACCTTGGGAGAGCAGGGCAAGTGCGCGAGTTTCTGTGGTGGAGGTGGTGGTGGACATGGGAGGTTCTTTCTAGGATAGGGAGATGATAGTTCTGGAGAGAGAAAGTTTCAGGTGGGGATAGCTTGGGGCTGGAGTTGCCAGGGTCGATTTGAAAAAGTTTAGTAAAATTGGGAGTTGCTTATAGGATACCAGCGCGACCCAGACCAAAAAAGGCCCCTACCCCGGGGTGAGAATGAGAATGAGAATGAGAATGATTCGTATTTAGCTTAGGAAGTGAGCACTTACTTACTTGTGGGAGAGAGTGAGAATCATTCAATGGATGCAGAAATTAGGGAGGAACCTCTAATTTTCCGCTTGTTTCCTTGTGTTTGTCGCCTATAATGATGTTGTCACTGGTTGATTAGAACGGTTCTAGTTAACTGGGTTGATAGATTCTAGGATTGGAGTTGCTATGTTTGGTACGATGGATGTGAGATTCAGCGAGTTGTTTAATGATACGATGGAAGCGCATGGTTATTGGTTCGCATATGACTATTATGTGATTCGTGGGAATATGCATCCGCTGGAGTTCGATTGCTGGGTCGCAGGGTATCAAGCAACACTGGCATAAATATGGTATAATTCACCTTAGACTAATTGGTTAATTAACTAGTTAGTCTAGGGGGAATATTCCCATTATCTCAACTGAAAGATTCTATATATGTCACATTTTCCATCTACACATCTGGTCACAGCGTTCGATTCTGCCAAGTCTCAACCTTTGAGTGGGCAACGCTTGGCAAAGATTCGATACAAAACCACTGCGAAACAAAAAGCTAAGTTTCCATCGGTGTGTGTATCTGTACCACCATTGGCAGACTATGAAGTTACCGATAATATCCAGGCACTAATGCCTCATATTCTCGCCATGCTCCATGCTGCGCAGGATGGCGTGATACGCTCGCTCTATGAAACATCTGATGGTACTCTAACCAGTGTGCAGGATTCCGATATTTCAGTGGCTGCTTGTATCGGGTATCTGGTGGCAGAATCGGAAGGTTCTCGTCTTACTAAAGAAACCATTGAAGCTTGGTTTGATTCGAGCCTGGCAGAGTATGTTACTGCACTGATCGCAGAGAAACTGGGATATGGGGATGAATTGAGCCCCGAACAAGAAGCAACTATTGGGAAGCATGTTCGTGGATATAAAGATATGTATTCATCTCTCGCAGGTGGAAAGACTATGTATCAACCTAATCAGATAGCTTCCCTACGGAAGGTTCTTGGGCTGGTTGATACTGATGAATTGGCCGGGAAACTGGATGCGCGATTGGCCGGGATGTTGAATAAACCGAAGATTGAAGAACTACTGGAACTCTGAGATTCTGGATACACACATAATAACCAATTAGCTCATAAGGTATAGTTGGTTATTGTATTGTGTAACTCTCTATTGTCTATGCAAAATGATAGCAAACGGGTTTACAGTCTAAATGGACACAATAGACTGTATAGACTGTATAGACTGTATAGACTGTGCCCCTACCCCCCCCCCCCCCACAGCCCCCTCGACCCCATACTAGAAACTATCAATCTCCCCAGTAGTTTCTATACCTATCTACCTCCTACCCATCTAGAATGTATATAGGTATAGATAGTTATATACCCCTCCCTCTAATTTACTTATTTATTTTTAAGTAGGGGGTAATATATATACACAATAGACCGTACAGGTAGAGGAACTAACACACATGTGGGAGTTACACACACATAGAAACTAAGTCTATGGGCTCGGGGTTGACAGAGGGCGCCGATAGGGGCATAGTGGGGGTCACAGTCTACACAGTCTACACAGTCTAGTTGCCTCGGGGAAGAAACTTACAGAGAAAGAAACTAAGCGCAGACTCCGGTATCTATTTACATATACATAATGGATAGTCTATTGTGTATATATTAAAAGGATTCTATATCATGGGTATGCAATGTTACTTCAACGTCAAAGATGTTCCAGACTTCACCAAAGTAATCTCATATGATTATGAAACAGAATGCTACAGTTACACAATGCATGATGATTGGGTTGTAGACTGTGATATTGAAGGAGATGCGTGGTTTGATATTGGTCAAATGTCAGATAAAGCAATGGCCAATCTTAGGTATCTGATCATGCATCGTATTTATTTTACATGCTCTTAAGTAAAAGATGAAGGGAACAGGAATCATGATCTATGAGATTGTTAAACCATTCAAGCAAGACCCTAATAATACTTATCTCAAATGTATTGAAGATAGGTCACATTATCCATCCAATCAAGCATGGGATATGTGGGAATTGTTATATGAAACATTCCCAAGATATACACCTTGCATAGTCAATTTTGATGGATTTGAGAATTGCCTGAAGATAGCTACTAAACCAGCCCCATATTTTATACTTTGAGAAGGAGCCAAAATCATGCACACAAACACAACACCAGACCAGCCACAAACTCAGGAAGAGCAAGTAAGGGAGTCTGAGATTCTTTTCTATCTCACCTCCCTAGAATCTGAATCTCTCAGCTATCTAGTCCATAATCTTCTCGAACAAGGATACACAACCTCTGAGGTTTCTCAAGGACTCAAACTCTATATAGATCGGAGCGCGAAATAAGATGGCCACCAAAACAAAATATCGCCCATATCTCACACCTGCGGAACTTGAGATAATCATCACCTCTCTAAAAACAACAGCATCAAATCCACATCTGATACATTATCTAGAAGGATACAAAGGTAAGATTGATCTAGGAATCAACTCTCCTAATCTCACTCTTACACCAAGAACCGGGATAGCTGATAAGTTAGGATTGGGATTAGATGATTCTTCCTCAGATGCCCCAATATCTAATCTCTCAGATAAGAGACACTCTGCTTTTCTCAAGTGGAGCCAGAATCCAGCTTCATGCACACCATTCGAAATAGAACTAGCCCATGTATACAGATTCGAGAATGATCTAATGTCCCCTGAAGAAGAAACCATATATATGCAATCTCAAGGAGTACCATCGAAATGATCGCTTTCTCATTCACTCTACACTTACCTTCACAAGCTAAACATGAAAATCTTTCTACAAAATCTAGCGATCCTTATTCTTTTACTCGCTCTGCTCTATCTAGCACAGTGGCTAGACACTCTTCCAAAATAGTGTCTCACAAGACACACACTGCCAAAGGTGAACCAACTAAGTATGGACTAATCAAAGGTTATATCCAAGCCTCTCCCTATTACCCTAAAACTGAGCTATCTATCTGCTTAGAGAATGATAAAATAACTGTCCAGGGCAAAACTGAATCTGGACAATACTTGAATCGAGAGTTTAAGAAACTAAAAGATGCCAGGAGATTCCTAAAAGAAACTCACTAATTCACTGAGATACTCTCCTACTACCTATTCCTAGATTCTATGAGTAGGTAGTGTGGGAATCCTCCCATCATTGTACCAATCATCCATCGTAAAGGAGCCAACATGGCTAATAAGTACACAGCTAAAATCCTCTCTCTACCTTCTATAACCATATTTAAATTAGAAACTACGCTAAAACTGAACCCGATTATTTCAAGTGCTGAATTTTTCTGGGATGCTTATGCTACTATAGAGTGTAGTAACGATCCTGAATATAAGGCCAATCTATGTTGCCTGTTTGCAGCTATGACAAACGAAGAAGTAGAGGAGATCAGAGCTTTGTATCTCCCAGATTAAATAGTTCTAGTTCCTCCATCGTAAAGGTATCCTATATATGAAAGTCCTATGTGCAATCTCAGGTGTAGAATTCACAGTAGAGCATTTCCCAGCTTATCTCACTTCCAGAGAAGTATCCCACCCAATCTTCTCTCTCCCACAAAAGAAACTCCTTTCTTACCTAGGTAAATGGGCATCCCAAGAACTAACACCAACTGATTCTTACCTGCTCTTCCTCTCTCTCCTAAACTCATCTGAGCTTGTAGACTTCAGAGTGCCAGTATCTAGAACAACCGAAACCGACTCAATAGTTGCCCAAAATATGGAGAATCTAGCTAAGGTAGTTTCTCGACTCAACGCAGTAACTAATCCATCAGTTGTATTCCCTCGATATGCTGTTTCCCCTGAAACTAAAACTCTAGCTAACATCAAACATTGGATAGAAAATTGGAATGATTCTTGGCAAGACTTCCAAGATGGATTCTCCAGAGAGTATGATTCACGGAAACTCATAGTTAGAGAATCTGCCTTAGAGCGCCTGATTAAGAATCCACATCTACCAATCAGTAGTTACGCTAGTAAGATTGCAGATTGGGCATCAGTAGCTGGAGCTTTCCCAGAATATCTTACAACCTCCCCATTTACAGGACTTAAGGTATCAATGGGAGATTACTGGAAAGAGATCATAGTTAAATGTTCTCGCGAAGAATCTCTATTCTTAGTCCCTCAAGTAGACATCCAAGACCTACTCGATCATTGTGAATCTAACATCTCAATCGGAACTATATATTCTAATGCCCTATTTAAAGTCCTGCGCCATGCTATAGAAAAGCAAAAGAACTTCCTAGGACTAGGAGATATGGATCTAGGTAAGATCAAATACCAAATCCTTTCTACTGATGACACCACAGAATCAGCCAATATCAAAGCGATGATTGATTCTGCCCCAGAACATGAGCCCCGGCCAGAATCCTATCCAACCAAACTAGCTTACCTAAAAGCTAAACTGCGTTGGCAGATGGCCAAGAAGTATGGCACCGACCCAGCCCCAGATTCAAGTGCAGGAGATACATCAAATGAGTAAGCAACCTATAGCATCTAAGTTCCATCTTACACCAACCTATGTATCCCAATACCTATCCAAATATTACATCCTATTTTGGGAAGGTTCACATCTTCTCTCCCAAATAGGTGAAGCTCCATCATATAACACCCGCCAATATATCCTCCACCAAGGAACTCTCTATCTGGTAAAGACAGAACCTTATCTCCCAATCTCCCCAACTAAGAGATACAAACTCAGCTTCCGTCTAGAAAAATTTATGCCTCAAGGGGTAGTATTGGTGAGAGAAGTAACACAGAGCCCAGCCCAACCAACTAAGGAATCCTAATCATGGCAACTACAATAGATCGTACCAAGTTAGCAGCGATGCTAGAGAAGCTGAGAGCAGAACGGAACCAAGCTCAACCCCAAGAGAACCAACCTCAACCACAACAGAGCCAGGAATCTACCATAATCTTAGGTACAACCTCCCAGAGTCCAGAACTCATCGAAGATAAGAATGGTAAACTAATCCAATACAACTCGAAACAAAAAGAGTTTGTTGATCTTGCATCTTCCGGCCAATCTTGTGTCCTGATCGGTGCAGCAGGTACAGGTAAGACAACTTGCATGAAAGGAACCACCCAAGCCTTGATTCAATCTGGTAAAGTTGGACTCTTAGAATCAGGTGGACATAAGCATCTCCAATCTGGAACTCCTGGTATTGTAATCTGTGCTTACACTCGCCGCGCAGTTAATAATATCCGGAAGAATCTTTCCTTAGATGTGCAATCTAATTGTATAACTATTCATAAACTCCTAGAGTACCAGCCAACATACTATGAAGTTATAGATGAATCGACAGGAGATACCAAAACTAAGATGTGCTTTGAGCCAGCTCGCTCTGCAATCAACCCTCTCCCATCATCTATCCGTACAATCATCTTTGAAGAATCTTCAATGATTGGAACTGATCTATACAAAGAAGTTATAAATGCATGTCCACATAACCCACAACTTATCTTTCTTGGTGACATCCAACAACTCCCGCCGGTCTTTGGCCCTGCGATCCTAGGATTCAAGTTACTCTCACTCCCAGTAGTTGAACTTACAGAAGTTTATCGTCAAGCATTGGAAAGTCCAATCATATCTCTAGCCCACCGTATTCTCTCAGGCCAACCTATACCACACTCCCAATACCCAGAATGGAAAAAACCTGGATTAACCATCCATGCCTGGAAAAAGAAAATCTCTCCACAAGATGCTCTAAACACAGCAGGACAGTTCTTCATAGCATCCGAAAAATCAGGGCTTTATGATCCAGAGGAAGATATGATCCTTCTACCATTCAATAAATCTTTCGGAACCGAAGAACTAAATAAGATCATTGCCAACCATCTATCCAAGAAACGAGGAGCAGATACTTATGAAGTAGTTGCAGGATTCTCCAAACATTACTTCTCTGTAGGAGATAAGGTTCTCTATGAGAAAGAAGATGCAGTGATAACTAAGATCGAAACTAACCCAGCTTATAGTGGTGCTAGATTCCTGCCTCACTCGCCAACCTTAGATTACTGGGGCTATGATCCAGTTTACCGAGAGCATGAATCAGGAGACTCAGATGTAGACTTCCTTCTATCTCAAGTTGCACATTCAGAGAATTCAGGTGAGCGGGTTCAACAATCCTCCCACACTCTAACTCTCCAGATGTGTGATTCAGAGGTTGAACTGAAGGTAGATAAAGCAGCATCTATAAATTCTATGCTTCTAGGATATTGTTTGACGTGTCACAAGGCGCAAGGGTCAGAATTTAGAAAGGTATTCGTAGTTACACATCAATCTCACGCAACTATGGTACAGCGTGAGTGGCTTTACACTGCTATCACACGGGCTAAAGAAGAACTATATGTAATTTGCGAGCCGGAAACATTTACTAAGGGTATATTAAACTCTCGTATAAAAGGAAACTCTCTTAAAGAGAAGGCTGAATTCTTCAAAGGAAAGTTACA